GCAGTGCCGCGAAGGGTTCGTTAGTCATGGCGCTCACCCGAGTTGGACAATGCGACCAAACTGGCCGAGCACCGCGTCGTAGGGTTTGGAGGCGTCAGCCAGCAGAGAGCCTTCCATCTCGAACTTGTTCAGGTCGTTCGAAATGATGTCGAATTTCTTCAGCGGGTCGAAGGCGACGCGGTACAACTCGATCAGCACCTTGGCATTGCTGGCCGCCGTATTGACGCCTTCAAGACGCAGGAAGCGTTCCGGCAAGGGCTGTGTGAAGATGCCGATCTCGGTGACAGCACCGTAGGTGTAGCTGGCTTTGAAAGGTGCGGTCAGACCCGTGACATCAAGAAACTGGATGGCACCGAAATCCACGTCGGCCGTGTAGTGCGTGCCGAGCGTCAGGGTGGCCGGCGTGCCGGCTGAATCGACGATCGATAATGCCGAAACCTTGGGATGCGCGAGGAAGTAGCGGTCGCCGACCACCGGAGTGGCACCGCCGATCGCTTCGTTGGTGACACTGCCGCCGGTGCCGGTTTCGTGATTGCCGTAGAGGGCCAGCGCAAGGTTCTCCTTGGTGAATTCCTCGATGGTCAGGGCAACGGTGGCGGATTTCTGCTTTACCAGGCGCAGATCGACGGCGCGCTGGCCGGTCTGGCTTTCGTAGTGCTCGATCACCTCCGTCTTGAGAGACAGCGACAGATCGGCCACGTTGCCGGGTGTGCGGACATTGATCGGCTCGCCATTGGCGTTGCGTTCGCCGAGATAGACCCGGCCTTGGAAGGATGCGTAGTAGGACATGAGGGATTACTCCTTGGGGGTCTTGGCAGTGCGGGTTGCGTTGGGCTTCTGGGGATCCACCGGGTCGGCGACGGGTAGCGGGTCGCTGCTGGCCGGAGTGCCGATGTCGCGCTCAGTGAGCCAGCGCGCGGTGTGGTCATCCACGTCAATGACGTGGCCAGGGGGATAGGCCACGCCACCATGGGTGTGGGTGACCTTGAGTCGTAGCTTGGGCATGGTCAGCCTCCTTGAGAAATGTCGGAAACGAGGGTTCGGTAGGTGATGCGGTAGATGGCCGGTATGGCGATCGCTTCCACGTCGGCGTCTTCCGCCTGGTAGTCCGCCTCCATCTCGGTCAGGCTCAGGGCGAGTCCGCCGAGCGTCGGATCCACCAACAAGGCCAGATGCGCCTTGCACAACAGATCGTCGGCCACGGCAAAGCCATCGGTCGGATCACGGACGTAACTGGTTAGACGAACCACCAGTTCACGTTCCATCCGGTCATTACTGCGCTTGACCGGTGCGTCCGACACGATGGCCATAACGAGTACTGGCGTTTGATCACGGGCAATCGCTGTCGTGGGTTGCCGCAACACCGTTGCCGGTGTGACGGCTGTCTGGCAGCAACCCATGACCGAACGGATCAACAATTCCCGCCGCGAAATCACGACAACCTCGTCAGCGAGGCCCGAGCCTCCGAGCCATCGCCAACCAGTCGCACTTCACGGACGCGATAGGTGACTCCGCCAATGACGAGTTCGTGACCCGTATCCAGCATGACGTCACTGGCCGGGTAGCGAATCGCATAGTCGGAACTCAATCCCAGGCCATCCAGCACCTCAGCATCGGGGGCACGGAAATCCACCAGCACTTCCGAACCACCAATTACCGCAGGCGTCAGCAGACCGGCCCGTCCTGCGACCGCATAGAGATCCGTCAGCGAGACCATCACGCCGCTGCGGTCAGTTTCACCAGCACACCGGGCCGATGACACATCGGCAACGGATTCGACTGCGTGTGCAGATCGGTACCGCGCTCGAACTTGCGTGGCTCCTGCTTGGCGTACAGCGACTGGCCCAGCGTATTGACCGTCTCGTTGAAGTCGGCTGGCGCGAAATAGGTGCCGAAAGTGTCCACCGTGCCAAGCGGGAAGGCATGGGCTTCGCCCGGCGCGATGAACTTGCGCACGGTACCGTTGCCGTCAGAGGCCTGACCGCGATACTCCTCGAACGTGACCCCGGTATAGGTGAAGCCGGAACGCACATCGTTGATGAGCATGATGCCCTGCTGCCAGTTGGTGTACGCTGTCTTGACCTCCTTGTGCGTGGTGAGCGCACGGAAGAATTCCGGCGAACACAGCACATGGACGCCCGTCATGAACTCGCCCTGCAACTTGTCCTCGATCGCGCTCAGCAAGTCGTAGCAATGCCCTTTGATGTCGCTGTTGGCATTGGCCAGATCGAAGCCGATGGTTTCCTGCGAAAGACCGAATTCCCCGAACAGGTCGTAGATGGTGCTGCCGTCCGCATCGAGGATCTGGCCCTTGAGTGCACCCATACGCAGATGCTCCAGGGTGATCGCATGCTTGTTGCGCATGGTCTCCAGATGTCGGGCCATCACACCGGAGATCGCCTCCATCTCGGTTTCGGAACCGAAGGCACGGATGCCCTGGACTTCCTCGGGCAAGACGACATCGTCGTGCGGGATGTGGGGAATGACGAAGGAGCGCAATTTGCGGGTGCCACGCTCACCGACCGTGCCAGGCGAACCAACCGGACGGGTCGGCAGCAGGTTCAGTTTGCCAGCGTACTCCTCGACGATGATCTGGCGGGTACGGACCGGTTTGGCCGGAAAGAGATTGAGTTGCTCCAGACGGCCGTAGCGGTTGGGCAGGATATTGATCGCTGCCGTGAGACTGGCCATCGCGAAGCCTGGATTGTCGAAAGGATTTTGCATGAGAGTTCTCCAGAGATGTGGGGTTAGGCCGAGTCGCGCACGAGGATGCCGAGGGCTGTGAGTTGTGCCGTGGCGGCAACTTTCTGCGGTGCCGTAATGCCTGCCGGCCAGATCAGTCCGTTACGGGCGACGATGGCGTGACGGGCAATCAAGAGGGCGTCCTCGCGATCGATCAGCGTGGCGTCGGTGTCGGTGGCCAGCACGCCGATGGCGGATTCGGTTCCGTCACTGGCCGCCGGTGCCAGGGCGTGCAACTTGCCGTCAGCGGTCTTGCGGCCAAGGACGGTGCCGATGGCGAGGTTCTGGCCGGCCGCGACGACAGCGGCTTCGCGGGAATACAGATTGGGCGCCTCGTACTTGAGGACGTCGCCGAGGTTCTTACTTTGGGTCATGACAGGCATGGCTTACTCCTTGGAGATGAGTTTCTTGACGGCGCTGACGATCGGCGAGGCTTCCGGACGGGAGACCTCCTGTGTGCCGGCATCAGCATGGATGGTTGATTGAATCGGTGTCGCGTCCGAGCGAGCCGCCTTGGCCTCGATCAGTACCCGGCGCACCTCGGCTTCGGTCTTACCGGCCGCAATGAACTCGGCGGCTTTGTCCGGAGCTCCGGCGATGAGGCACAGTTCAGCGATGGCTTGTGCGGACTGCGCCACTTCGCGTTTGGCTTCGGCGATCATCACTGCCGCCTGATCGACGCCGATCATCTCGGCCACTTGGGTTTCGTTGTCGTGCATTGAATCCTCCTTTGAAGGAATGACCGCCTCGGTTCGAGTGCCTGCCCGAGCCTGAGGCGACTTGCGGCTTCGGGAGCTAAGAAACAGTGAGAAATCGGTCAGTGCCGATTCGAAGGTGCCGACGGCATCAGCGAGTCCTGCAGTGATGGCGTTGGCCCCGAAATACAACCCAGCTTCGGTGGCGCGCACGCCATCTGTGGGCAGCGTGCGCATCAAGGCCACGTGCTCGACGAACAGGCCGTAGAGCCGATCGACCTCGGCCTGAAGTTCGGCCTTCGCTTCATCGGTGAGTGGCTGGTGTGGAGAGAAGTCGTTCTTGTGCGTACCGGCGGTCACCGCCGTGTAGCGGTAGCCGTCGTTGGCATCCTTGACCGACTGATCGATGTGCAGCGCAATCACGCCGATGGAACCGACCCCACCGGTCTCGGACACGATGAGACGGTTGGCCGCTGAGCCGATGGCGTAGGCCGCCGAGTAGGCGGCATCATTGGCGACGGCCCAGACGGGTTTGACAGCGGACGCTTCGCGCACCCGTCGCGCCAGTTCAAAACTCCCCGAGGCTTCGCCACCGGGTGAGTCGATATCGAGCAGGATGCCGGCGACCTGTGGATCGGTCAGTGCGGAATCCAGCATGGCGGCGATCTCGGTGTAACTGGTGAGGCCAGACGCCGCATCGAGGCCAGCCGTGCGCTTGACCAGGGTGCCGTGCACGGGAATGACGGCAATGCCTGGCGTGCCAGAGGGCATGTTGCGTGGTCCCGGCTGCACCATGTCGGCGGCAGGGGGTTGGATGTTCAGTCGGTCGCCGAGCACCGCCAGGATCACGTCCAACTTGGCGCGATGGACGAGCAGTGGCGTCCCGAACAGGCGGGAAGCAAGATGAGGCAGCATGGGTTACTCCGTTGGTTGGTCGGCGGGTTCGGCCGGATCTGGCCGAGCCGGTGTCTCGGCAACCGGGACACTGGGCACCTTGTCGTGCCGTGGATCCGAGTCAAAAACGAGACCCAGTTGGTCGGCTCGCTGGTTGTCCGTCGCAATCTCGCGATCGACATCCTCGGCGTCGTAGCCATAGGCCGAAATGGCTTCCGAGCGGCTCATGAGGCCAGCTCGGATGGCGAGTTTCATAGCGTTGAATTCCTTCTGCGGATCAACCCACTGCCAGCCCTGGGGAATCCACTTGGCCGCCTGGTACTCACGCTGGCGTCGGCTGTAGCCCGGCAGCGGTAACGCACCTTCCAGTGCGGCCTGATCCATCCACGCACGCCAGATCGGCCGACAGAGTTGATGAACGATCACGCCATGCTGAAGTGCTTCGCAGCGACGGCGAAATTCCAGCAGGCCGGCACGGATCGAGGAGTAGTTCACCTGGGTGAGATCCCCTGTGAGCATCTCGTAGGTAATCCCCATCGCGGCGGCCACAGCGCGGAACTGCTGGCGCATGAATTCGGCGTAGGAACTGCCAACATCGGCCGGGGCCGAGAACTTGATGTCCTCTCCCGGCTCGAGAATCTGCAGGGTGCCAGGCTCCAAGCCAGCGAGGGCGACCCCGTTGGCGTCTGCCGAGCCTTCGCCGAGCAGGTTGTCTTCCGGGCTCATGCGCGTGATGAAGCCGGCGAACATGGCAGCGGTTTTCTTACGCACCAGTTCGGCATCGTCGTACTGGTCGAGTTCGTTGAGTTTGACGAGTGCACGCGCGAGCCACGGCTCGCCCCGGATCTGGCCGGGACGCAGCGGTCGGAAGAGATGAATCAGTTCGTCGGCTGGTACGCGCACCGTGTCGAGACCACCCGATCCCGACATCGGCGCAAAAGCACCATCGTTCGGATGGGAGCGGTATAGGTGGTAGGCCACACGACGACCAAGCCGGTCAAACTCGATGCCGGCCCGGATCACGTTGCCGTTGGTCAGTTCCCGGTTCATTCCCATGGGCAGATGCTCGGCTTCGAGCACCTGAATCTGCAGCGCTACCGGCAGACCATCCTCGGGACGCCGCCAGCGCAGCCGCACCAGCGCTTCGCCGCCTTCAAGCATGGCCCGGCAGGCCAGTGCCTGCAGACCATAGAAATCCGTGAGACTCGATGCATCGGCAAACTCGCACCAGTCCCACCACAGACGCTGGATCGCTTCGCGTTGTGCGGTATCGGCCACCATGCTTTGCGGCTTGATGCCGGTGCCGATCGCATTGGCGACGAAGGCCTCGACGCCGGCAGCGGCCCAGGCATTGCGTCGAACCAGATCACGGCTCTTGGCGCGCAGGCTTTCCTGTGAATACGCCAGCGCCGCGACGGCTCCCGGATTCGAGACCGCCCAGGCGAGCGTGCGTCGCCCCTGTCCGGCACCGTCATAGGCCGGGGTGCCGCCGAACATGCGGCGACGGATGTTTTTGAGCCAGGCCATCAGAACCCCTTGCCGGTAATCACGCGGATCTGTCGCGGGGCTGGTGGGATCAGGCCCGTGTTGGCCGCCTGTGCGGACAAGCTACGCTCTACCGTGCGAATCGCCTCGTGCAGTTCCTCGACCGAACGGTACTCGACAGTCTTATCGCCAAAGGTCACGCGCTTCTCGCCTTTGGCGAGTGCGGCTTCAAGGGCAGTCAGTTGATCTTCTGTGTAGGCCATAGATGTCAGGCGACCTTGATCGCCACCAGATTGCTGCCTGCCTTGACCACGGCGTTGGAACCACCGACTTCCGAGGCAAAGCGGATTTGAAGAGTGCCGGCCGTCGCCCCTGTAATGACCAGGAAGGAGCCGGTCGCAAGCGTGTTGGCATTAGCGGCATCCACGCCAGTACTTGCCGCTCCCGTATCGGCGGCACGCTGGTTGGCCAACGTTCTCGCGGTCAGTGAGGTCGGTGTATTCCATTGCGCGACATGAGTTGCGCCACTCGGTACCGTCTGCGTAAGGCGGAGTCCGGTATTGGTCGCTGCCGTCTGGAACATCACGCGCGCATCGATCGCATAGGTGCTGTTGGCTGCCAGGGCGATGGCCAGACCGGCGACATTCGCCAGCGTCGTCGTGCTGTTGCTGACATCGGCACCCAGGCGAACCACCGTCAGGCGAGCGTCGTCACCGCCCGCCGTCAAATCCGACCAGCTGACACCGTCACACCAGTACGGTTTGTTGTCCGAGGCGAGGCGTGCAATCACGCCTGCCAGGGCTGACGAGGGTGCGGGCAAGGAGGAAACTACCGGGACTGCCCGGTAGGCCAGGTCTTTCACCGCTTAGCCCATCACCACGACGCGGTAGGCGTTGCTGGCCGGCGCCGCTGCGAAGTTCAGTCGTGCGGTGTTGGAGGTTGGCAAACTCACATCGCAAGTGACTTGCTCGTAGTTGCCGGAGGCTTGATAGACCTGGACCACGACATCGCGGGTGGCGAAGTTGTGATTGACGTCGAATTGGGTGCTGCTGCCATCACCGATCGTGGCCTGCGCGCGGCGCGTCTTGTTCGCCCAGGCATTGAGTTTGAGCGGCGTGACGATGCGCTGGTCATCGGTACCGGCATCGGTTTCGGATTGGGTGGCGATCTCGGCGATACCGGAACTGGTCTCAGAGGCAGCACCGATGGCCGCACCGAATTGCAGCCAGGTCACATCATCCGAATCCAGGATGAAATTGACCACCGACTGCCGCCAACTGGTACCAGCCGATGTACCTTCCTCGACGGTGGCAACCGCCTGTTCCAGTTCGCTACTGGTCGAGGCATCGAGGCTACGGGTCATGGCAACGGCCGCGCCGTTCCAGATGTAGATGCCGTTCTCTGAGCCGACTGTCTGCGCTTTGACCAGGACGCGGTCGCCAACGGTCAGTGTGATGCCATCGATGGACGCACCGGGCGAGGACAGATTGACGTTGGCCTGACTGGCAACGCGGCAGGAATCCTTCCACGCCAAACCTTCGACGGCCGAGTTGAGATCCTGCTGGCGAACCGGTTCATCGGGATTCACCGGGGCCGGCAGATTACGGATGCGGGCAACGCCGCCAAAATCGAGATCAGAGAGTTGCTTGCGGGACATGTATTTCTCCTGTGTAGTGACTATGTAAGCCGCGCTACCCCGGCGACCGGAATGGCGAAGTGAATGACCAGTTGGTTCGGGCCGGTGTGCACGACATCGGCCTCGATTTCGTTACCGCCGCTATCGAGAATTGCCACGGCGGGTCGGAACCCCAGGTTGTGATTGATCGTCCAGAGCGTCGCTGCCGACACCTGGCTGTGCGTGAAGGCAATGCCGCTGCCGTCGTTGCCGATCTCGCGTGCAGCCAGTTCGTTGATCGCGGTGACCAGATCTGACTTGGCCGAGGTATTGAGCTGATGCAACGGGCCAGTGCGGGACTCGACCTGCTGGAACATCTCGGCAACCCGCGTCACGAAGCTGTTCAATTGCGACTGCAGGCTCATGCGTCATCCCTCATGTGAGCCAACGGCTGCGGATCAGGCGACGGGCCGGTCGTTCAGATCCTCCACGAGCTCCAGAAACAACAAGGCCACCTGAATCGGTGGCCTCGATGGGTTGTTCATTGACAGCCTCCGGTGGAGACAGTCCGAGTTGTCGTTCAAGTTCGCGCCAGTGCCGATCCTCGAAGCGATCAAGGCCGGACGCGGTTGCAGCGGCCCGGGCATAGACGTAGCAGTCCAGGGCTTCGTTGCGCTCGCGCATCTTTTGCCACTCACGGATGGCAAAGCCATTCCGGTCGCGCCGGGTAATCAACTGCTCGGCGCACAGTTGCTGCAAGAACTCGGCATCCACCTTGGGCAGGTGAACGAAGCCTGCCGGGTAACGGATCGTCACGCAGTCCTCGGCCACCTCCGGCGATTTGCGCAGGTTGTTGTAGAACTCCAGCTTCGCGATACCGCCTGCGACCGAAAACACCTTGATGCCTCGGCGCAGTTTCTTGCCGCCAGACGTGGCATCGACGGCAGTTGGCGTGCCGACCAGCGCTGCACCACGGGCCACCCCTTTGACGGCCATCAGACGCGGATCGCGCACACCCCGGACAAACGCATAAGCTTCCTGCGTCGCGAAGCCGGTATCCAGTGCCAAACGAGCCAGTCCAATCTGGCAGCCCGTTTCATGCGTCCACGTTTCCCGCAGCACGCCGGCCAGTGCTTTCCACACCTCGTCGCGGGCGGTATCGCCCATTAGCACGCGATGCTCGACCAGCCAGGATTCCTTGCCTCTGCCGAAGGCCCATACCGAGACCTCGATGCGATCTTTCTGGACGTCGGCACCGGCGGTCAGCAGCAGGCCTCCGACCGGGATGGTCCCGATCCGGTAGTCCTCGCGGCGTTCCAGCAAACGCTGCCAGTCGGGTGCTTCGCCTTCTTCGACCCAGGTTTCCCCGAGTTCCGTGTTCTTGAAGGTCTTGATCGCAGCGGCGGATCCTGCTTCCTTACTGATGGCACACTCCCAGGCGGCCGCGACATCTTTCCAACTGCGCCAGCCGATCGGGCTGTACAGGCTCGATAGATGGAAGCCGGCCGTGCGGCTGGCCCCTTCAGCCATGGCCCGCCATTCGCCGTGTTCCAACATCCAGGTCTTGTGGTGCTCCGGGATCGGCACTTCACAGGATTCGCAGACGTAGGCCGCCGAGTCCGGAAAGTTGCCATCCTCACTACGCTCCCAGCGCAGTTGCTCGAAGCGCAGCCATTGCCGGTGCCCGCAGTGCGGACACGGCACGAAGAAGCGCCGCTGGTCGGATGCTTCGTATTCCCGTTCGATGGTGCTGACGCCGGCAATCGTCGGTGTCGATACGATGAAAATCTTGCGCCGAGAAAACGTCCGGGTACGGGCCTCGGCCAGCGCCACGGCATTGCCTTCACCATCGACGTCAATCGGATAGCCATCGACCTCGTCGAGAAACAAGTACCGTACCGGCATCGAGCGCAGGCCGACCGCGCTGTTCGCGCCGGTCATCACCAGGACGCCCCCGCGAAACTCCTTCGCCAAGATGGTGTTGCCGGAGTCCCGGCTCCTGGCCGGCGCGATCAACTCACGCAGGATCGACGATTCATCGATCAGCGGATCAATCCGTTGCTTCGAGTTGCGCTTCGCCATTTCCACGGTGGGCCAGACCGCCATCATCGGACCGGGGGCGTGGTGAATCACGTAGCCGATC